GATGAATTCGTCCTGCTTTACGATGGTGCTAAGCGCAAAAGGTACGAGGCGGCTGCACGTTCTCTACAGGACCGGGAACTTGCCCGGCAGGATTGGGAAATCAACGTGTTCATCAAGGATGAGACTGTTTGCTCCTGGAGCAAGGCGGACCCTGCCCCCCGCCTGATTTCCCCTCGGTCACCAGAATTTTGTTTGGAACTTGGATTGTACATCAAGCCTGTTGAGCACTTGCTATACAAGGCTGTTGCTAGAGTGTGGGGTGAGGTGACGATAGCGAAGGGCCTAAATTTTAACCAGCGTGGTGAGTTAATCGCGGAGAAGTGGAATTCATTCGATGACCCAGTTGCTATTGGGTTAGATGCCTCCCGGTTTGACCAGCATGTTAGCGTTGATGCTCTCAAGTGGGAGCATGGAGTCTACAGTATGCTGTACCCTGGTGACAAGAAGCTGAAATTCCTGCTTGGTAAGCAACTGACCAATGCAGGCAGGGCCTTTGTTGATGGCAAGAGAATCGAGTATGCTGTGGAAGGATCCCGCATGTCGGGGGACATGAACACGGCGCTTGGTAACTGCCTTATAATGACAGGTCTTGTATGGGCTTATCTCCAGCAACGTGACATAGTTGGGAAATTGATCAATGATGGTGATGATTGTGTGGTCTTTGTTGAGCGCGCTGATCTTGGCAAGTTCACAAATGGTTTGAAGGAGTGGTTCCTTGAAAAAGGGTTCACCATGAAGGTGGAAACGCCTGTCGATGTTCTGGAAGAGATTGAGTTCTGCCAAGCACACCCCATTTGGAATGGAGATAATTGGTCCATGTGTAGGAACATACACAAGTGTTTGTTTACCGACACTTGTCATGTGGGACGCACGTGGGACGAGGTGGCCTGCATCAGAGAGGCCATTTCCCAGTGCGGTGCAATCTGGTCTAGGGGGTACCCAGTGTTGGGGCAATTCTATGCTTCACTTTCAACTGGTGCCACTCCGGCTGAGATTCGGCACAGCGGCACATACTGG